CCTGCGCCAAAGCCTGCGCGACAAACGCGTCAAACGCCTGCGCCACCCCGGCCTTGTGCTCCGCGCAGTACGCGGCGTCGATCACGTCAAGGTTAATGCTCACATTCTGCGTCCTGAAGCTCGCGAAGAACGCGGCCTTTTGCTCGCCCCCGTCCATCACGTTAGCGCTGAGCTGTTGGGTTGCCATCGTCTCAACCTGCATGGTGGTACCTCCTTATTGTCGCTTACTGTCCGCAACCTCAATCGTCGCGGCGCGCCCTGCCGGGCTTCCGCTCGTTTCGGTTGATATCCTGCGCATCGCTAACGGCTGCGCCGTTGTGCCCGCTGGGCACCCGCTCCGCTCCGTCAACCTCTGGCGACCGTGCCCTGCGCGCTCTCGCCGATGAGCATGCCGCTCTGATCCTTGAGATAGATACGGTACTTGTCGCTGGCCGCGCAGGTGATGTCCTCGCCAATCGTCAGCTCCGGGTAGGCGCTCTTGTCGCTGATATCCGTACCCAGCGCAACCTCCGCGATTGCGCTGGCGCTGATCTTGTAGCACAGCGTGCCCATCCTGACCGCAGCGCTGCCATCAAGCACAGCCGCGCCCCCGACGGCGGTGAATTTGGTTTTGCCGGACGCGCCCGCCTCGTTGGTGGGGGTAAGTACGACCTTGGCGCTGCGGTGTACGGCCAGCGCCCCGCGCTTATGCTCAAGCACAAACGCATCGAAGCGGTTGCGGCCCTCCACCAGCGTGCCGTTGATGCCGGGCGGGTCGATGTGGGTCTTGTACTCGCTCAGCTTCCACGGCGCGGTTGTGGCGATCGGGTTGACGATCATCATGTCCACTCCGGCGGGCATGCGGCCCACGTCGTTATAGATCGGCAGGCCGTCCACCTCGCCGATTTGCCCGGTCTTAAGCATCCCCTGCGCGACGTCGCTCGCCTTGATAAAATTGGGATCAAGCTTGAGCTGCATGTAAAACTCGCTGCTTACATACAGCAGCCGCCCGGCGCGGGGAGCCTTGCCCTTGTCCAGCTCCGCCTGCAATCTGAGGATGCGCTCATACGGCCCGGCGCTGCCCGTGCCCTTGACTGCGCCATAGGTCGTATGCTTCGCGCCGCTTGCGATCTTGGCGAAGCGATACATATCCACCTCCGGCACAATCTCCAGGTCAATCTGGCGGCGCAGCGCCGCACCCGCGTTAAGCGCGGCGTCGTCGTCGCTGGCCCCCTTGTCAACGGTGAAGGTGAAAGCGCGGTCGGGTACCAGCGTCAGCTCCTGCACGCTGTCCTCCAGCTCGCTGGGCGTGCCGTAGCGGCTGCCGCCGCTGGACGTGTAGTCGCCCATCCCCACCGTGGGCACGCTGTGCACCTTGACGGTGCGAACGCCCGTAAAGTCATAGTCCTTGTTGATCGCCCTGTCCGTGACCGACGCGGCGGCAAACGCCTCGTCGATCTTTTGGGCATGCTTATCCATGTAATTGATCGCCATAATCCATGTACCTCCCTATTTATTTGCGGTCGAAGCCGCGCTCGAATGCGTCTTTGGGCGCGGCTCTGTTGCTCTTAAAGGCCCCGGTCGCGCCCGTGCCGCCCCCGCGCAGCTCCGGCACGTCGCCCAGCACCTTGTCGATGGCGGCGCGCACCTGCTGGGCCGCGTCCTGGCCCTTGGGGTCGATGCCGTCCAGCTCCGCCAGCCGCAGCACATACGGCACGCGCTCGGCGGGGATGTTAAGCCGGGCCGCCTCGGTTTCGGCGCGGGCCGTCAGCAGCTCGCGGCGCATGGAGGCGATCTCCCCGTCCGGCTTCTGCGCCGCATCGGCCTTGGCGGAGGCGGGCGGTGTGTCCTGCTCGGCGGGCTTGCCCTCCGTTACCTCCACGGCAGCGGCGGCAGCCTCCTGGGCTGTGCCGCCCTCGCTGGCACCCTCCTGCGCGGATTGCGTGTCATGATTGGCGGTCGTTGCAGCCGCTGCGGTCGCGGCTGCTCCCGCCCCGGCCTCCGTCTTTGCCGCCGCCTCGGTTGCCGAGCTGCCGGCGCTCTGCGCTGCCATTCCCGCAGCGGCAGCCGCCTCCTGTCCCTCAAGCTGCCCGGCGTTTTGCCTGGTTTCATCCATTTTTCAAGCTCCTTTCGCCAAAAAATTGTACTCAAAAAGCGCCCCCTTTCGGGGACGCTCTGGAGTTGAAAGTTAACCGTCTACATCAGGCTGGTTCAAATGCAATTTTCAGTGTGTCGCCACTCATTTCCCAGTTGACGAAAACAAAATCCAAGCCCTTGACATGATGCAGACCAATCACCTCGCCGATTGTTCCATGCGCGTGCCGTCGTGCCTGCTCCTCGGTGAGCAGGAAGCCGGATAGCTCCTGTACTTCCAGCCCATCGCCGCAATCCGGGCGCTCGTTTCCCTCGATGCTTTCAAGCGCGAATATACGTCCCAGCCTGGCCGCCTCAGCATGCACAAGCTCCAAGAATTTACCAAAGCCATCCATCCGTATACTCACCTCTCCGTACTCGCAGGTTGTTGGCTCCATCCCGCATAATCGTCACAAATTTCCCGTCACGGTCATACAACGCCACATCCATACCCTTGATGTAGCCATAACACAAATCGTCCTGGCCTGCAAAATCAACCAACCGAATGGCGTCATGCCCCGTTACAATGTCGTTAATAATCTCCCTGAGCTTGCTGCGGTCTGCGCTGTTGGCGGGGTCTAAGCCCCAATCTCTGGCATGCTTGCGCAGTTTTTTGCCGAATTGTGCTTCGTCAATTTGCAACGCATCCTGCCGAAGCTTAACCCCGGCCAGCTTGCGCAGCCTGGCCTCGCTCGCGTCCGTCAGACCGTCAAAATACCGTTGCCGCTGTGCAAGGCTCATCGCCTGCACGTCCGGCTTTTCGGCGATCCTTTCCAGCATCCGCAGCCGCTTTCCGGCGGTATGATCATCCGCTCTCATTGTAACATTAATACCCATGCTTTTCAAGGTGTTTTCGGCTTTCCAGCCGCCAAACGCTTCATCCAGCTTGGTGTTTTCGCCGCCGTCCAGCCAGGCTCCCAGCTCCCTGGCGCAATCGTCCAGGCTCTGCGGCACCACGGGATATTGATGGCACAGGCAGCAGGCGTGACCCAGCGGCATGGCGCGCGGCGGCCAGTTGCCCACGCCCAGCCCCTCGTCGTGCGCCGCGTACTCGTCGCAGATATCCGTGCCGTGCGGCAGCACCTGCCGCGAGAAGTGTTCCGGCGACAGCGCCCAGTGCATGGCCGTGCAAAACGGATTGCGCGCCGCCGCCTCGCGCCCGGCCAGGTCATAGGCGTGCTTGATGCTCGTTCGCGCCAGCCGCTGCGCGTACCAGCTCGCGTCCGGCGTGTCCTTGACCGAGGGGGAGAGGTAGGCGTGCAGCTCCTTCGCCAGCTCCCGCGCGCTCTTTTTTTGCGCCACCGCCTGCTCCAGCAGGTGGTTAATGCCCTCCTCCTGCCGCCCGATCCGGCTCCAGATGCGCCGTGACAGGCTCTTGCCGTCCAGATACGCGCGCCCCTGAATGATCTGCTCCAGCGCCTCGTCGCTTGTGCGCGCGAAAACGGTCTTAAAGCTGGTGTCAGGCACCATCTTGCCCGTGCGCCTGAGCGCCGTGTCCAGCCAATCCACCATGCTCTTAACAGGCAGGTTGGAGGCCGTCCGGCTTGCGCCGGTAATGCGTCCCTCCACCGCGCCGCCGATCTCCCGCATGCGCTGCCGCACGCTGCGCTCCAGCTCCAGCTGCCAGCGCCTGGTAAGGCCGCCCGGCTTGGCCCTGGCCGCCTTGGCGCTCAAGTCCTCGGCAGCCTGCTCATAGATGCGGATCAGCTCCCTGTCCGTGTTCCTGATCTCCCGCAGCAGCTTCCGGCGCGGCTCCATCGTATCCATGACTTACACCTCCGCCATCAGGGAGACGCCCTCGCCTGCGGCCCGCCCCCTTCGGTCAGCCCTTCCTGGGCGGAGGACGTTCCCGCGCCCTCCAGCTCCCGCGTGATCCGTCCCGTATATCCATCCTCCAGCATGGCCTGCTCGGCGGCGATCTGCTGTAGCTCTCCATCCGCATCCCCGTCAGGCTGCCACTTGTCAATGTAGCTCTTCCGGCTGCGCACGCGGGCCGTTACCTCGGCCATGTCGTTCACGCGTTCGTCCTCCTCATCCTCGGGGATGGGGTACAGGTGATCAATGACGATGCTGTAATCCACTTCCGGCAGTTGCGCCACATTAAGCTGCCGCGCCATCTTAACCAGGCTCCCGGCCATCCAGCGCAGGGCGTCGTCCCAGCCCTCGGCCCATTTCTCCTCGCAGCGGCAGCGCAGCTCCCAGTAGATGGCCCGCATGCCCTTGCCGCTCTGCGCCAGCCCTTTAAGCTGTTCCAGGCTCACATTGGGCACGCTCAGCAGGTCGTGCATATCGTTTTTCGTGCGGTTCAAGCGATTTTCAAGCCTTTGATCGTAGCTAAATTGGCTCTCCAATATCCCCATTTTAGCCTGCTGGTTGTTAATGCCGCTGCTGTCGGATACAATATCGGCATACGATCCGGGAGCAATCTGAAGCTTATCTGAGCTTTCCTGGGATGCGTCGATCGTATAGCGCATCGGAAACATGCTGAATTTGAGCGCGTCGGCGTCGTCGCTGTTGGCATGGTTATAGGTGTCCTGGTTGGTGAGCAGCGCCTCCACGTCGCTCTCGCCGCTCACATCGCCCGTCAAGCCGTCATTGAGGATCACGGTACAGGGAATAAAATCAAGCCCTGTGTCCTTGTCGGTGATGTTATCCCCGCCCACAGGCTCGCCGTTGCCGTCAAACAGTCCCTGGCTCAGGTAGCACCTGCCGTCCTTCAGCTCGTACTTCTGGCACCAGATGCGCTGCTTTTCCTTGTCGTTTTCGTCGATTTTTTCCCCGGCAATCTGATAAAAAAAGATGATCTTTTTCAGCGCATCCG